TTGCCGGTCAGCCCGCGCGTCATCGACTGCTCGACCGCCGCCCAGGCGAATTCGTCGTCCCAGTACAGATCCGGGTCCAGTTCGAGCACAGTGGTGCCGTCAGTGAGGGTGATGGCCATGTCAGGATCTCAGGGCGTCGGCTTCGAGCTGACGCAGCAGCGCAACCAGGGCGTCGGCATCTTGCCTGCTGGCAGTGTTGATGGTCTGCGTGCGACCCGCTCCGGTGCCGATCTGCACGCGGTACGTTGTCACTTGCTCGCGAGGCTGTTGATCGACGACCTGAGGACGCGTGGCTTCAGGGCGCCCCGTCTCACGCTCTTTCTGAATCTGCTTAGCATCAAGCTGATCTGATATGCGCTGCCAATAGTCGTTGTAGTCAGCAATGCCGAAGGATGCGACGCGGGGGCCTTTTCGTCTAAAGTACTGTGCGGCCTGGTCTTCGAGCTGCTTGCGGTATTCCAGCCCGCCAAGCTGTTCGGCACGATTGAGGATGCCAAGCACTGGCGCGCTTCCGCCGTTTCTGTAGTTTTGCTTTTGAGGCCCGTTGATCAGGTTGCCGTTCTCGTCCCACACATCCTTGAGCCCTGACGCCTGACGCTGGATGTTCGCGACCTTTGCCGCCGCCTCATCCGCCTTGTTGCCTAGCGCCTCGAGCGCGGATTCACCCGCAGCCATCGCCCGCACGATGGCCTGGCCGGTTTCATCGGCCTCGAGGCGCACTTTGTAGATCGAGGCCTCGGCTTTCAACGCCTCGGAGGCGACCCCGCCATTGGCTTCGATGGCCTTCTTTGCGTAAGCCATAAAGGCCGCCTGCAGCTCGCGCGGCGTGGCGGTGCCGCTGTCGCGGATCTGTTCAAACGACCGGCGCGCAGAGCTGGCCAGGCGATCGAGTTCGGCCTGGCTGGTCACGCCGAGATTCTGGAAGGCCAGTTCGAGCTCTGCAGCGGTCGTGCTGGCCTGGTCGCCGGTTTCCTTCAGAAGCCGCTTCAGTGCAACGAGCTTTTCGGTGGCGGTTTGTGTGTCCCCCGCCTCAATCGCACGTGCATATTCCTCGCGCAGTTTCTGGATCTCGACCTGTGTGGCCTGCGCCGCCTCCTGCTGGGCGGTGGCCGACTCGACCACCTTGCCGCCCGCGACGGTGGCGTTGGCCCCCAGGGCGTCGAACTGGTCCGCACTGAGGCCAGTTTTCTCAGCCAGGGCGTCGATGGATTGGCTGGCCGCAGCCGCCGATGCCTGCACAGCGCTGCTGGCCGATGCAGCGCTGCCGGTAAGCGCGCCCCAGCCTTCTTGCGCACGGGTGGCGCCGCGCGTCGCTGCGTCGAACGCTTCGCCCGCCTTGACGCCGAACTCCTGATACACCGCATAGGTGGCTCTGGCTTGGGTGCGCATGCTGGCGGCCGCGTTGGCAAAGCCGCGGGACATATCGCCGAAGGTGATCTTGGCCAAGCCTTCGGTGATCAGGGCCAGATCGGACAGAAACGCCGACGTCAGCCACGACACCCCTTGGCCAAGTGCGTACACCGCCGCCATCACGGTGTTAACACCTGCCGACATCACGCCGTAAGCGGTCTGCAGGATGTTGCCGGCCGTGGTGGCGTGGGTGCCGATGGCGGCAAACACCTCGCCCACGCGACTGGCAAAGGCCTGCAGGTTGGCCGCGACCTGTGTGAAGTCGACCTTGCCGACGAATTCCGCAACCCACTTGCCGGCAGACTCGAACGCCGTTTTGATGGCGTTACCGAAGGCGCTGGCCGTGCCGTCGGTAACGAAGCCGCGCAGACGCTCGGACACGGCATTGATCTGGCTCTTGAGCGTGTCGAGAACCGGTGTGCCGACTTTGATCAGCAGCGCATCCCAAGCGCTGCCAAAGCCTTTGGTGGCGCCGTCCAGGTTGTCGCCCATCACCTTGGCGAAGGTGGCGGCGCTGCCGGCAGATTCGTCGAGCTTGGCCTTGAGCGCGTCGAGCGAGCCGATACCCTGGTTGAGCAGCGCCCGCAACGCCGGGCCAGCCTCCTGGCCGACCGCACTGATGGCGCGCTGACCATTGGGGCCGGCGGCAGCCAGTTGGCGCAGCGCCTGGTCGAAGTCGCCGGTGGTGATACCCGTTGCCGCCAACTCCTGGCGGAACTTGCTGGCTGGGTCGGCGAACTGGGCAAGGATGCTATTGAGCGCGGTACCGGCGCGGCTGGCATCGATGCCAGCGTCCGAGAACTTGCCGATGATCGCGACCGTCTGCTCAAGCGACAAGCCAAGGCTGTTGGCCAGCGGCGCCGCGTAAGACAACGCACCGGCCAGACCTTCGACGCTGGTGTTGGATGCGTTGGCGCCCATCGCCAGCACGTCGGCCACCCTGCCGGCCTCGCTGAACGACAGCCCCATGCCATTGACGGCCTTGGTGATGTAGTCGGCTGCTTCCGCCAGCCCCACGCCACCCGCCTGCGCCAGACTGAGCACTGCGGGCAGGCTCTGCACGGCTTGCGAGGCGCTCAGGCCCGATTTGGCAAGGTTCTCCAGCGCGTTCGCCGCCTCGACGCTGGTGTACTTGGTGGTGGCGCCGGCCTCTTCGGCAGCGTTGCGCAGTGCCGTTAGCTCATCGCCCGACGCCCCGGCCGCAGCCTGTACGGCGGACATGGCCGATTCGAACGACCGCGCACTGCTGACCGCGTCGCTGAACAGCTTGATGCCGAAGGCTCCTGCGATCGCAGCGGCCACGGCCGTCGTCTTCGTCTGCAGTGACCCGAAGACGCTAGACGCCTCATCGCGCGCGCGGATAATGATTTGGGTGACCAGATTGGGCATGCCGCCAATCTCGCCCAAACGAAAATGCCCCCGGAGGCGAAAACCTTCAGAGGGGGGGCCGTGATCATTGACTGGAGCTGAGCGATGGCGCGTCTATCTCTTCAGTGCTATCTGGTGGCCTTGTTGTTGTTCTTGGTCAGCCTGGGGGGTACGGGCTGGGCGATGATTGGCGCCGCATTGGCGCTGGGCGTGGGACTTACGTTCACGGCGCTTGACTGGATCGGTTCAGCGTTAGGTTAGCCCCGTCGCTGGGGCTGTGGGGCGCAGCGGCAGGCCGCGCCCCGGTCCGGGCTTACAAGCGCGGGAAGCGCACTTCGAACGGCGAATCCTTGCCCACGGGCGTGACCAGCTTGCCGGTCAGCGTCAGCTCGCCGAAGTCGTCGGCCATGAAGTCGAACTCGCTGTCGGGGGCAACCACGGCCTCGAACACCTCGCATTCCGCATCCGAGCCATCGACCAGGTTGCGACCGTCCAGGAAGAAACGTGCGCGCAGCTGGGGCTTGGTGGCGCCCTTGATCACGGTGCCGTCGACCGCCGAGTAGGCGCCCGCGATGCGCACGACTTGCTTGTCGGCGATTGCGCCACCGGGCAAGGCACGCACGGTGCCCAGGCGCCAGTTGACCTCGTAGTCGGTGCCCAGCACGTAGGTGTCGGGTGTGGTGTCGGTGTCCTCGGTTACCGCAAAGCCGGCTGCGGTGAGGTTGCGAAAGCCCACGGGCACCCACAGGCCATGGCGGGCGACGATCTCGGTGCCGGCCGGGATCGAACCCGCCGACTGCGACAACGCGCCCGAGGTGCCCATGAAGGCCAGACGGGCGGTGTCGGGGTTGAGCTCGCCGAACACAATTTCGATTTCCGGCGCCTTCAGCAGTGCCACCGAGGCCACCAGCTGACCGCGCTTGTTGCGGGCTCGGCTTTCCTTCTCCAGCCGCTCGGTGTTGGCCTTGATGGAGAACTTGGTCGCCTCGCCAAAGGCCTTCCAGCCGCCCCACCACGTCTGCGTGACATCGTCCCACACGTCGGCCAGCACGTCCCCCTCGCCGAGGAAGGCGGCCGCGCTGGCCAGGTCAGTAATACCGCTCATTGGATCAATCCTCCAGTTTGGGCGCGTGCACCGGCACCAGGGCGGTGAACGCAAGTGGGATGTAGGCCATCCCATTGCTAAAAATCGGGTTCGGCGGGGTGCTCAGCGTCAGCGGGCGCATGCCTGGCGCAGGGCGCCAGCCCATCAGGGCGGCCAACGCCTCGCGTGCCAGCACCCCGCTACGGGCGCGGGCTTCGGCCGGTGCCGCGTCGCGTTGGGCACTGCAGCGGGTCACGGCGATCACCAGCCAGCGCTGTTCGGTGACGGCACTGCGGCCGTTATCGGTGGCGCTATTGACCCGAAAGCCGCCATACACCACATGCAGTGCCGGGGCGGTCTGGCTGCGCTCGGCCACGTCGGCCAGGTCATCCACCGACAGCACGGCACGGGCGGCCGGGCACAGGGCCTTCAGCCGCGCGATAATCAGCGTCTCCAGGGCCAAGAAGTCCTCGGTGGGCAGACTCACGCGAAGCCTCCGCCAAAAACCTTGCGCCCCGGCTGCACCACCATCGCCAGACCAGCGGCCTCGCCGGTGGCCTGCGCCGCACCGGGCAGCACCGCCGCCCCGCGAGACACGTCGCGCAGCCACCGCACGGCATCCTCGTAGCGCTTGCGCACCTCCTCGGTGGCGCGGTTTTCGTACAAGCGATAACGGGCGATGTCGCACACCACGGCTACCAGCACCAAAGGAACGGGCGCCGTTAGCGGCAGGCTGTAGCGCACGCCCAGGTACGCATCGGCCTCGCCGCAGGCGTCCGCGAGCGCCTTGCCCGCCACGTCGGCGTCGATCATGCCGGCGGGCGGCTGGGCGCGGTCTGTCAGGTCGATCAGTTCGGACTCGCCGAAGCGATCGACCAGGTCAGTCACGGTGGCGTAGGGGCTCACGATGACTTACTCGGCGGCTTCGCGCAGGATGGGCGTCACGACCAGGTTGGGCTCGGACAGCAGTTGCACGAGCTGATCGTCGCTGAAGTTGTCGGCGATCACCGTCACCCCTTCGCCGGGTGGCCAGAACCGCCCCGCGCGACGAAACCCATGCTCGGGCAGCGCCCGCACATGGAGGTGCGATAGCGTGCCTTCGACCCGGTCGGCGCGCAGCACGTCGGTCAGGCTGCCACCGGGCTGCACGACTGCCTCGGCTTCGATCGCTCGGGCCTCGCTTGCGGCCTCGGCTGCCGCACCATGGGCACTGGGGCTGTCGCCCCCGGCCGCGGCGGCGGCTTTCGCCGCCAGAGACGATACGCGGCTCATGGGCTTACTCCAGCCACGGCGACACGATCAGCTGTGCCGTCCCTTGCCAAATGTTGTCTTCACCGTTGGCGAGGCGTTCTTTTTCGAGCAGGGTGCGGGCCTTGGCCTCGTTGCTCGTGCCCACGACAAGGTGCGTGGCGCGCACGCCCAGCGGGCTGCCGTCGGGGCGGAACTGGCTGGCCAGGGAGGTGCGGGCGGCTTCGTAGTTGGTGGCGTCCAGCGTCAGCTTGCTGCCCACGGCCAGCTGGTGGAAGCCGAAGCCGGCGTTGTAGCGGGCATCTGCACCGAACACGAATTCATTGAGGTCGAACACATGCGGGTCGGCCGGGTTGGTGCGTGGCACGAAGGCCGGCTTGCGGCGGCTCTGCAGGATCAGTGGCTTCATGAAGGCCCGCGACAGATCCATCAGGAACCATGGCGCACCACTGCCGCCCTGGGTGTTGCTCCAGCTCGTCTCGACGCCGGCACGGTTGTGGCTGAGGTGGTCACTGTCGAAGAAGAACTGACCGTCGAAGCCCTTGGTGGCGAAGCCTTGCGCCAGCAGCCCCCACACCAGGTCATCCGGATGCCGAGCGACGATTTCGCCCTGAATGCTGAACAGGTTGGAATAGATGCCGAGCTTGTCGTCTTCGATGTGGTCGCGCTTCACCGCAATGGTGTGCTCCCACGTCTTGTTGCGTAGCTGTGCGCCGGCGGATTCGAGGTTGTTGTACACCCGCTGTCCCACCCACTCGCGCATGCCGGGCAAGTCCTTCATCCAGCCGTAGTTCTCGGCATCGGACGTGCTGGGGATTTCCATCGCCACCTGGTTCCAGCTGGGGGCGACGGTGCCGAAGCCGCGCAGGAAGGCGGCGTTGAAGGCCTGTGCCAGCGTGGTCAGGGTTGCGTTACTGAGGATCATCTCTGAGGTCTCCGGTTACTGGCGCAGTTACGAACTGAGGCCGATGTGCACCCACACGCCGTCGGCGTCGACCGCTGCGACCTTGCCGGCGCGGCTGCGGGTGTTGGTGCCGTTGGTCTTGGCGACGGTCTGGTCATCGACGATGAAGCAGTCGGCGCCCACGTCGGCCTGGGCGATGGCATCGCCTGCGGCGCTGTTGGCAAACTTGAACACGCCACGGCGTACTTCGACTTGGCCGTCACCGGCTGACACCGCCGTTGCGCTGCTCTCGGCCCGGCCGACGGCGATCAGGCCGGTGGCGGTGCGCCCCGGCTTGCCATAGCCGGCATCGAGTACAACCAGGCTGCCCTGGTGGATCGTGGTGTTGGCCGCAACCGGGAAGGCGAAGACGTCGCCGGTACGCTGCGGGGTGTTACGGGGGGCGGTCAGTGCAGCCATTTATCGAGTCTCCAGCTTGCCCTTGGCGAACTCGTCGGCGGTCAGGCCGAGCATCCGGCACACCGCGAGATCCGCGTCGGTGGTTTGGGGGGCACCGGCGGCGCCGGCAGGCGCTTGCCCGGCGGTCTGGGTGCCCTTGAGTGCGGCCATCGGCTGCGCGGTGTCGAGGTACTGGCGCAACGCGGCCACATCCTTGACGCCGAGCGATTCAGCCCAGGCCTTTTGCGGTGCCAAAAGCCGGCCATCGGCCAGCGCGGCGTCGACCAGCTGCGCCACCTCGCCCTGGTTGATGCGTGCCGTCAGCGCGGCCAGCTGGGTCTGCATGGCGGCCATGGTTTCCACCGGCACGTAGCGGGCGGGGTCGGGGGCGGCCGACTTGAGGGCGGCAATCTGGGTGTCTGCGGCGTCAGCCTTGGCCTTGAGCGCGGCCACTGCGGCGACGGCGTCGCCTTCGGCAGTGGTCTCGGGCAGGCCCAGGGTGGCGAGCAGCTTTTTAAGCGTCTCGTTCACTTCGGGGGTCTCCAGGTGGGGTGCGGGGCGATTGCCCGCGGGGGCGAAACTGGCGTGCCGCAGCGACAGGGCAGCCTGTACGGGCTCGTCGATGGCGGGGGTGTTGGTGAGCGCGACATGCAGTAGATCGAGCACGTCGCGCGTGTCGGGGTGGTACAGGAACACCGGCGACAGGTAGCGGTATTCCTCGCCCTCGATCAGCGCTGCGGCGCGTGCCGTCCAGCGCACGGCGCCGTACAGGCCGGGCTCGCTGGCGTCGGGCAACCACACCAGCGAACGCGGATCGATCCAGCCGGCAGCCGGCGCCGGTTGGCCGTTGCGCTCGGCGAGCAGGATCTGATGCTCGTAGTCGATGGGGATGTCGGTGCTGCGCGAGGCGGCGCGGGCGATGACCTGCGCCGCGACGGCGGCATCCATGAACCACGGGCCCTGGCCAGCCAGTGCGCCGCGCGGCGCATCGAAACGGCCAGCCGGGATCAGGCGCTGCAGGCGTTCGCCGGGGCGGACCTCAAGCGCGCAGACGGCCAGCGTGAGGGCGGCGAGACGTGGGGTGCTCGGGAGAGCGGTCGGGGTGGGGTGTGCCATGGCGCCGATGATCGGCGCCGGGCGAGGGGGTGAATCAGGGGAAAGGGTTCGGTGGCCTAAGCGGGCTGAAGGGCTTCTATTTTTGTGATGAGCGTTGCCGCTACATCTACGTGCGAAGTGGCCTCACTGTGAGATACGAGACGATGCAGTTCATAGTCTGCAAGAACGCGCTTGGCTTTCAGGTCGCGGAGAATGTAGGCAATGGATTTTGCCTGGGGCGTGCCGGCAGCAATGTAGCGATGAATGACGAGCTCATGGCTACCCCCATTGACTTGGCCGTAATCGATCTCGGGGCAGCACTCCTCAGCTCGACCATTGGCGCAGTGGAATGCCGCATAGTAGGCGCGGCTTGTCGCCGAGCGAAGTGCCGCTTCGCTCTCAGGCATTTGCAGCAAGCTGCGGGCAACTTCAAGAAAGCTGAGGTACTTGTTCTGCATCGCGATGCTTGGTGCAACTGATTGTAAGAAACTCGCCGGTATGGTCGAGGTCAGCAGCAACCAGAGCATCAGCGATCATAAAGTTCGTCTCGACAATCTCGTCGATCGTCGCGATAACGGAAAATACGGAGACCATGGCCGGGCTATCCACGAACTCACTCGCCCAAGCCGTAGCGGCTCCGTGTCGCGTCCGGATCACTTCACCGGCGATGCGGGTCGCTTCACACAGCGATTCCATCGAGACGGGCGACGAAGATGCAATACGCTCTTTCAACAGCTGGAAAGACGGGTTTTTCATCAGCATCAAAACGTCACTATCGCGACCTGTGGCGCGTAGGCGGTCAGCCTGATCGGCACAATTCGACGCGAGGCGAAAGTCTGCCGCGGCCATTGCAATCTCGGCGCTTAGCTCGATAACGCTGAAGTTACCCTGATGAGTCGTGAGCAACTGCCGCATAATTTCCAGGGCTTCGTCGTGGCGAAAAAACGCCCCCAGGAAATTCGCATAATTCATGCGTACCTCTACAGGCGCACCGGGCAGCGATAGAGCCTTGTTGAAAGCATTGCGCATCGCAGCCTCGTCCTTGCTCAGAAACTCGATGCAACCAAGCAAGCTAAAGGCGTTCGAGAGATCCACGCCGCTTTGGATCTGCCTCAGAACATCCTGACGCAACCGCCGCAGCCGAAACTCGTCGGGGCTTGCCATTGCAAACAGTTCCGAGACTCGACGGCCCAGATCCGAAGTTTTTGGCTGGTGTGCGGTTACAAGCATATTCATCATCCCAAGCATCATATCACCGCGAAAAAGACGGCGTTACTACCCCGTTACCCGCCTCGATCACCCTCGCGCCCATACATCGCCCTGCCTCGCCCATCCAAACCGCTCCACGGGCCTGTAAACGCGTCAGCCCTTTCACCCGCTGAACGCCCCGGACAAGTAGCCTTCGATGATGTCGATCACCGCTTGCTCGTCCTCGGGCGCCAGGGTGCCCGACTCGGGGTCGGCGAACAGCAAGCCGCGGCGAGGCATGCGACGGGTGCCGAATTCATGGAAGGCGGCATAGGGCTGGTCGAAGCCGACCGCGACGCCGCCGGCGTCGGCCTGATAGCTGATGCCGCCGAGCATGTCGCCATAGCGTTCGAGCAATTTGCGTTCGCCGTCTTCGGGGTAGCTTGCCGCCGTGGCTGGGGCCCAGCTGGCCCATGGGCTGCCGAGCGGGTCGCGGCGTGTTTCGAAGCGCTCGCGAATGCGGTTCTCGAGTTCCATGCCGATGCTGTGCATGGCGGGGGAGAGGTCGTTAAGGCGGGCGCTGAGTTGCGCCAGGTAGTCGGCCAGGGGGGCGTTGGTGACTTCGATACGGATCATGGTGCTATCCTTGAGTTGAGGGCGAGGCGTGGAAATGGCGTCCACGCTCATGCGATGTTCGCCTTGCGCGACGGGCATGTATGGAGGAACGGCCGACCTCCCGCCCTTATCCTTTACGCCTCGCCGCCGAGCGCTCCGCTCACTAAGCGCAGGTCTCCGCGTCTCACTCGATCGCTCAGATCCTTCAATAGCGGCCGGTATGCCGACACGATCGTGTTGCGCTGGGCCTGCTCGCGGCGCTCGAAGTCAAATTCGACGGCAACTTGTCCCCGCCGCGCCGAAGCCTCCGGCAAGACATACAGCAGCGTGCCATGCACAGTGTCGTAGAGCACGGCGAGCGGCTCGACCAGCAGCTCGGGCAACTGTTCCCAAGTCTGCGCGGGTAACGCGTCGCCTTTCTTTTCGTGGCGCTTGGCCTTCGGTCCGACGATTGGGCTGCTGGTAACCGCGATCTCCGCCGACGTGGGGATGCGCCGCTTTTCTGCCGCCAGCCAAGTCAGCACCTCGGGAGAGATTGCCCCGATGATCGGCGCCTGGCTTTTGGCCTGCGGATCGCTGTCGAGCTGTGCGAGCCAGGCGCGGTAGCCCTCGGCCAGCGGGGGCAGCCAGTCCGCGCGCGCTTCTTGCCAGGTGGCCGCGCCGAGTGCAGCCGGCGCACTGGCGAGCTTGTCCGCGGCCATGCGCGCCATTTCTCTTGCACGCGAAGCGGCCACGCCGACGTTGTAGTCGAACCCGGGGTCGATGCCGACGGGCACCTGCATGACCTCGCCGGTACGCTTGTTGAGCCACTCGCGTGTTTGCACGGGTGGTGCCTCGGTGGAGATAGTTCCGGCGGTTTTGCGGCGCTCGTACTCGCGTGCGGTCAGGCTCACCGCGCTGCAGCGGCATCGCCAGCCATTCGGGGGCCAGTGGGTGCGCCAGAAAGGGTCATCCACCGGCAGCACCAGGTTGTGCCAGGGACGATGCGAGGCACGCACGCGTTCGTCCCCCTTGGTGATGTAGCGCACATAGGGGTGGCTGTGCTTGTTGCGCTCGATGCGTTCCCACTGGCCGGCGCTGTAGGCCATGCGGGTGTTCATGTCGAATATCAGCTTCAGCCGCGCGCTATCGAACCTGGTTGCGACAGCCTCGCCGGTTGTGGGGTCGAGCACCTGGGTTTCGCCCCACCACCCCTCGCGCTTGAGCAATGCCTGGGTGTCGCGCATCCAGTCGCGCCGCGACAGGTCGCCTTGTACCGATGCGGTGATGCCGTCCTGGACCGCCTTGAGCAGATCCAGCCGCGCCAGGCGGCTGACGGTGAATTGGCGCGCGTGCTCGTCCTGCCACAGGTCGCGCCAATCGAACGTTGGCGTCAGCTGGTCACGCTGCTGCAGGTAGCGTACGGCCTCGGCCGCTTCCAGCCGGAACAGGGCTGCGAACTGCTGCGCGGGGGTGTCGTCACGCGCCATCGTCGGCCTCGATGCCGGCCTGAGCCGCCAGGCGTGCTGTGAAGGCGGCGCGCGCGAGTTGCGCCGTCAGCTCGGTGATGTCCATCTGTTCCAGCAGGGCCGGAAGCCGTGCCAGGAACTGCTCTGCGGTCTCACCTTCGGCGCTTGCCGCGTCGATGGCTGTTTGCAGGGGGCTGACCAAGGGGGTGACAACGGGCGCCCAGTCGTCGGCCACAGTGTCGACCAGCTCGTCAATGGCGTCGCGTGGCGGACGTGCCGAGGGTAGTGCGGCGGCAGCCAGGCGCCAGTGACGGTAAGCTCCCATCGCCAGACCCGCCAGTTCGGGTGGCTCGGCTGGCTGGGACGTCGTCGCGGGAACAGCGAGCACATCCTCCTTGCCGTCCGGCTCAGGGATGCGCAGCTTTTCATGCCCCCAGGCACGCGGGATCTTGAAGCCCACACCCACCAACTTCGGCAGAGCCTCGGCATACACCTGCAAATCCTCGGAATCGCCGTGGTCGAACACGAAGCGCGGGCAGCGCCGGTAACTATCCACGCCGGGGCGATTGAGCGCGATCAGCGGATACACCAGGTCGCGCGTCAGCGTGCCGGCCAGCTGGCGGGCGTCGCTCTTCAGAATGTCGCGGCGCACCTCGCCATGCAGGTCGGCCACGCCGCTGCCCAGGCCGGTCGCCTTGGCCTCGCTGGACAGGACTTGCCCCAGGATGGCTTTGCTCTGCGCACGGTCGGCCCAATCGACCATGTTCAGGTGGTGGCTGCCGCCGGCACCGCCCACGACCTCCTTGATTTCCAGCGCCATGCCCTCGGGCATGATGGC